GCGCGTCGTCATCATCTTTGGCTATCTTAGCACTTCGTGCTAACTCAACTCCCTCAAGAAGTTTGCTAGTGGAGTGCTGCGAATAAGAATTAAGAGCAGGTGCCATTTCATCGTAGAAACGATAGATAGCATTTTTGGTATGGCGAATCTTAATTTCCTCAAAATTCTCAACGCCCCATAGGTTCCGATTCTGGCAAACGCCCCGCAGATACATACAGGCGAGTCCGGCAGTCTTACTTCCGACTTCGGAATTCCACCAGTAGAAACCTCGAAAGATAAGATCCGGTTCGCCACTGGGCAGTTTACCAATTTCGATGGGGTTCAGGTCATCACATAAGAATCCGAACATATCTCTATCACTCGCGAACAAAGTGCTGCCCGTACTGGCGTGGGGGTCATACACCCCATTACCTTGAATGCTGCCCGGAATTTTCCACTCGCCCTGATCCGCTACTTTCAGAACAGGTGCTAACATTTCACGGTTCAAAATGCGGCCATAATCTGGACCCGTTGCAGCCCGTAGGTTACCGCCGTCCCGATGGTCATACGTTTTAATAATTTCGCGGCCACGATTGTGACGTAATCCCCACGTTAAACAATCCGCCGCAAGTGGAGCGGGTAAATCTTTAATGTATCCCGCTGGCGCACCCGCTAACGTTGCCAATTGACCGGCTGACCAGTTAGTTGGTTCGCTGCTAATTACGGCACCCGTCTTAGGGCACTCATACTCTACACGCAGTTCACCTTGTTTGATGTTCTCCTCGTCAAACTCGCCAACAATGTTGAGCTTATGCGTATCAACCACGCGGCTAGTCATGTTTAGCGAATCTGCTTTAACGAACGCGGCTAGGTCTTCTAGCGTCTCGAACCTTTCATCTGCGGGACGATTAGCGTAGTTACTCGCTAGTTGCGTACCATGAGCGGAAATGCCGTGCTGTGCTGCTGAAGTCTTGTATGTATCCATTTTTGTCTTCTCCAAAAAATAAAAAGTTAGTTGAATATCGGCCATAAAAAAACCGATATGGGAATATTCCCATACCGGCCTAGTGGTGTCAACAACTTTTGAAAAAGTTATCTTTTGCTTCTCCGTTTTCGTTTTGGCTTCGTCCGATTTGTTTGATCTACTGCATCATCTCCATATAAGAGTCGAGCGATCCAATCGATGAAAAAAAACATAGGTACTCCCTTTATGAATGTAGTGACGATTTTATAGGAGAATATGGGATTTAATCAAGGATTATCCGTGATTGCGTGGAAAACTTTATCCAAATGAAAGGGGGATAGTTGGTGTACATAAGGCTCTAGCTTGACCCCGACTTCTGCTAGTTCAATAGCATCTTGCGCTTGGTACAGAAAAAGTTCTGCGGGGGTTTCTGGGTTTTTTTGTTTTCGGATCATAATCCACGCACTCGCGTGAGAATGTCGGGTCAACCAACTGATCTGGTGAGGGCGTAGCCCTACCTTATATGCAGTGATAACTTTGAGTTCGATGAAATGGAAGAAACCTTTCTTATCACAGATACAAAGGTCTGGAACTCCGGCGGTAGCGGTACTTTCAATCCTAGTGGATTTCAGCCCCATCGTCGATGTCTTCAGCCATCGCCTTATCTGATTCCAAAAGTCTTTCTCCAGTTTGATCGGATTCTCCTTTTGCGGGTGTGATGTCTTTAATAACCGGCGCGGTATATTGCGCCTTCAGTTCCTCCAGTGCTTTTTCGACTTCTTCTTTGCTCATGCTATCAATCGAACCATGCCTGATTTCAGATTTGTTAATATAGATGTCGCCCTTTGCCTGACCCCTACGGTACTCTGCCTGAACCGCAGCAGAATATGCTCCGTTCTGCAAAGCCTGATCTCTAATCAGTTGCATATCCCGTAAGTGTCTTTGATAAGTAATGCCAAATTTTTGATCCAGTTCATCACGATACGACTTAATAGCCGCGACAACATGGGGGCTAATATGAGGATTGGTCAGTTCGTAAGCTCTGGTATGGGCACTTGTTTCAGGATACCCCGCATTGATCGCCGCCTCTCTCAACGTTATCTGCCCATCGTTAGCTACCAGTTCTCTAACAAACAATTCTTGCCGTCGAGTCAACGGACTCGAAACAGAAGACTTTGGCCTCCCTCTAGTTCGAGGAACAGGATCAGATTTTTTCAACGCTCTCTTTGCCATATAAGAAGTGAACCTCAGTTAAACTCAAGCAAAGTCTAATCTACGTTATATAGAAATGAAAATAAAAAATAAAAAAAAACTGATTCAGGCCCTTTAACGCACTTTTGATATTTAAAGGTTACATATGTGAGAAATGACTAAATTATTTGTAACTGAATAAGTAACCTATAAGGTATTGTTTTAATTACCTATTGTACACTGGTTACGTCAGTTACATCGGTTACGGGTATAAATTAAAAAAAATAAAAAAAATAATTCTCTAGCTATATAAGTAGAAACGTAGTTTTCAAAAAAAACCCCGCCGAAACGGGGTTAGGTTTATTGCCAATGACGAATAACTCCGCTGATTATAAAAAAGCACGTTACTGCGTTTAAAAGTACAAAGAATGTTCTCATCAAAGCAACAACGTCAGCGTCACTATTATTTGATCCCTCTTTTTTTCCTAGTGACAAGCACCAAAGCCGCCAAACTTTTTGTGCGAAGTTAGTCTTTTTTTGTTCTGTATTCTTCTGCATCACTGATCGTTTAAGTTAGTTTCTAAATAGTGTTGAGGTGCAATTTTCCAGTACGTGTCAAAAAGTGTTTGCCGCTCCATGACTTTAAAAAATTCGAGATGGTTTATGTCCCGTGATCGGAGTGCCCTGCACTTTCGACACTCGTAGAAACAGCCTGTAGTAAATGACTCGCGATCCGCGCACTGACAAAAGTCGCACACGTATTTTTCATTTTTTTCCCTCATTTTAACCTCGTTGAATGCGTTGCCACGCCAGATCGATTTCGTCCGTGTCGGGCAACATAAAATATAAGCGGTCTGCGGCAGACTGGTCTTTAACCACATGCTTCGCAAAGCGCACCACGGTGTCGATAATAATCACTGCATCAGCGTAACTTAAATCCTCACGTACAGTAACTTCGTTAAATAAAACGTCTTCATTCATGGTTCGTCCTCTCTTGTTTTTCAAGCAAATATTCGGCGTGTGCCCATTGTGCAGCCTCGTAAATGTCGTGGTCCGCGAAATCTTCGTCGGGGCTAAAGGCATATGTTAACCTACAAAAATGCCGCAGACCTCGACGCACGTAATTACGCAAGGTGTAGCCATCGTTCCCAATGGCTTGTTCCAGATCGGGGTGTTGTTGCACAACCTCCTCCAGAACGTTTTTGAAATCGACCAAAAGTTTTTCGTTGTTCATAGTCATTATAACTCCAATGATTGTTGTTTCAGTTGCTTGGTCAGCAGTGTGTCTAAGCACAACGGCACGTTCTTACTAAAAATAAGTATAGGCTCTGAGTCGAAGCCATTTTTCTTGCGGGCCGAGACCGCATAGCCGATGATTCCAGTCATATGACACCCGCTTAGATTCTCTAACGCATACTCTATCGCGGGCACACATATGATGTTTTGTGTATGGTTTGCGTAGCAATCAGATACATTAATTGCCATAGTTCCGCCATCCTCCAGAGCGCACCAAGCGTTCTTCATCATTGGAAACAAGAACCCAGACAGCCAGTCATCGAACTTTTTATGTACACGAAAAGATTGTTTGTCGCCAGCGTACTTTTCTACCTTCCAATACGGAGGGCTGGTGAAGACAAAATCAAAGATGCCTTCTGCTGGACAGTCTATCTCGCTGCCCTGATACTCGAAACTTGCCTTGCGGTCCATATCAAAGGCGTGCTGCTGAAGCGCGTAACCAGTAAATACAAGTGGATTTACATCTCGGCAATGATAGGTGTGGCAAGAGTGGGCAAGCGCGGCAGAAAGCCTATCTCCCCAGCCGCCGCACGGATCATAAATAGAAGTCGCCTCAAAAATCTCGTACAAACACTTGGCGGCACTCGGCCTAAACTGGGAGGCTATATATCCACGCATCGTAAGCGCAGACTGGTGGCTCTCTTCATAATACTTGGATGAAGCGATATTCTTGTGAAGTTTGCGGTCATACCAAGCGCGAATGGGGGCCGGAGAATTATTAGAGTCGCAAGCCATTCTTGATTGCCAGTGGTAAAAGTTGGAGCTTTTATTCCCGATAATCGAACGCCTGACAACATAGTCTTTCACAAACTCTTGAGGAAGCTGGCTTCGGCTTTTCCATTGTTTGGGAGCAATAAGATTAGTGAAGCTTTCCCTCTTGAGTCGAAGAAAGTCGTGCTCGGCATCTAACTGTGAACACCTGTGTATTGGAAAGATTGGTAATTCGTTGTTCATCTTTATCCTCCTGTAAAAGAGATGCTCACTTTATCGGAGTTTATAAGAGATTGTCAAACATACAGGCAAAAAAAACCCCTCCGAAGAGGGGTACGCTTTCAACTAACGTTCTTTTCGCTTGGGGACTATGAAAGTCCCCAAATAATACCGATACCAAATTCTTTACGCAACTTTTTCTGCACGGGCTTTCCGCGTGTGTGTATAAAGCTCTTGCACTTTCCGTAGCTGCCCACTAATGGTCCGGCCCTCGCGTTTCGCGTCCCGTTTAATCTGCTCATAAACGGCTTTCGGCACCAACACCGACTTCCATTTGTTCGTATCCATGTGACAACTCCCATACTATGTCTGCGATTATATGGGAACATATATAATAAGTCAAAAAAAACCCCGTCGAAACGGGGTTCAAACTCTTGCAGTATCATGGTTTAAGTAGAAAAGCATAAAAACCACAATAATTCAATCATTTTGCCTCGCCCCATGAGTCGCCAATCTCGACATCGCACAGACTGGGCACCTCTAATGGCACCGCCTCCGTCATTATCTTGGCTATATCCTCTGCCTCTGCTCTATCTTTTACGGACATCGCGATCTCATCGTGGACCTGAAGCATAGGCACACGACCTGTCTTGTAAATATCGACCATCGCTTTCTTCGTCATGTCAGCAGCACTGGCTTGTATCAGCCGGTTCAGGGCTTTATAGGTATAAGCGCGTTTTAAGCGCGTGGTTTCGCCATACTCTTTCACTGCATCCTTATATGGCATCGCTTTACTCATCCCGAAAGTATCGGGTTCCCAAAGATCGAATCTACATTTGCGACCCAGTATGCTACGGATTGATCCACTGGCTGCACGATCATTCAATCGGTTCTGCACACCTTGCATCAAACCCTTTACGAAAGGTACGCGGTCATGGTACTGCTTCACCAGATCCTTGGCTTCATCCACGGGGATATCTAGCTGTTCACTCAGTTTGTTCACGCCCATGCCGTACATCATGCCCAGATTGATCGTCTTAGCTTGTTTACGGTTAATTTTTGCCATCTCAGCGACCATCGTGTGGAAGTCGGTAGTGGCATCGTTCCGATAGCCGTCCACAAACTCCTGCACCCCCTCTAACGGGATTCCCCGCGACTGCCCATAGATGTGTGCATAGTGAACCAAGATCCGTGGTTCCTGTTGACTGAAGTCTACCGCCGCCCACTGCTCACCTTCTTCCGGCAGAAACAGACTGCGAATCATCGGCCCGATCTCTGGATCTCTAGCCGGGATCTGCTGTAGGTTGGGGTTGTTCATGGATATGCGACCTGATACCGTACCCCCATCATCGGAACGAATTTGGTTTATATGACTATGGATGCGGCCATCTGTGTGAGTGTGACGCATGATTGTGTTGATGAAAGTCCCGCTAGTCTTGTTCAGATTCCTAGCTTCGAGGATGAGCTTCGCGAGTGGTGCCTGATGCTCTTGAAGAAAAAGTTTCGTGAACGAAGGACTGCCATTTTTGGTCTGTGGGAATGCGATCCCGGCCTTGTCGAAAGCTTTCGCGACCGATTGCGCTGCCCAAATCTCCACATCCATCCCGGCCATTTTCTTGATTTCTTTGAGGACAGCACGTTCCCTTTTGAGAATTTCATCTCTCGTTCGCTCAACGCGGTCAGTGTCCACTCTGACACCCTTCATAGTCATTTCGACCAAGATTGGGAGGAGATCAAGTTCGAGATTAACAATGTCCCAAAGGTCTTCCTTTCCAAGCTCAACGCGGAAGTAGTTCCAGAGTTCAAGCGCGAGAACCGCATCAGTTTCAGCATAGGGTCCGACGTGCATGGACGGCAGCTTCCACATCTCAGCCTTCGGGTCAACACCAAATTCCTTCGCAGCAGCGACTAAATCTTTTTCACTTTTCGTTTTGTTAAGGTAGTCGTAGGCGCAAGCATTCAGCGAATAGCTGAACCGGTTTTCATCTAACAGACTGGCGATCAACATGGTATCGATAATCCGCCCGTTGACTTGAAAGCCACTGGCGCGGAGCCAACCCAAATCATATTGGGCGTTGTGCATGATTTTCTCGCACGGCAAAGCCAACAGTTTGGTCATCCATTTATTGACGATGCGTTTGTCGATGTTGCCCCCGCCAAAGTGGGCAATGGGAACGTAGCCTTGCCAATCCTCCGTGGCGATTGCGTACCCGCAGATTTCGCCATCTTTTGTTGCCCAACCCGGACCTTTCGTTTTCAGATTTGGGTCCCGCGTTTCAAGATCAATGCCAATGCGTTTTGCGCCCGACAGATCGGGTAGCTCAAGCGGCGGCACCCACTCCGTCTTGGGTGGGAACATTGCCATTTGTAAGCTCATTGTAATTTACTCAGGCGGTCAATCTCCGCCTCGATATAAAATTTAATTTTTTTAGCATCCCGCAACTGGTCACTATGACTCGCCTCACCATAGCGATAACAGCTACGGAATATCTCACCGATCTGGGCATTCATATTCTTGTGCGATATCAAATGTTGCAGTTCCGTGGCCTCCTCCGGCAACTCATAGTAACTGGCGGTGCTGCCATCACTTTGTGAAAGCACGGTGGGCAGTGGTCTGTTTCCATCAGTCTCTTTCATAAATAGTCTATCCTCAATCATTCTAACTCCCCCATTTCATTAATTTCTTCCGCTGACGCTTCCATTAAAAACGACGGAGTACCTTCACCCACATAAGCATCAAGAATATTAT